ACTAGAAACTTTATTTGACATCTGGAATAATCAAATTGTGGGCAAATAATGGAATACGTAGAACTGATTTCAGCGGTATGGCCCGTGTTTCTGGGTTTTGTAGTTCTTGTGTTGTCTATAGGTAAATTGATGTCCCGTATGGACGTAGTAGAAGACAAGATTAAGACCTTGTTTGAACTATGGAACAAGTTTAATGATAGATAAGCTCATAGGGCCTGTCACAGGGCTTCTGGACAAGTTCATAGAGGACAAGGACCAAAAGGCTAAGTTGGCTCATGAAGTCGCTACGATGGCTCAGAAGCACGCTCAGGAGCTTGCTAAGGCGCAGCTTGAGGTAAACAAGACTGAGGCACAACACAGGTCCTTGTTTGTCTCTGGCTGGAGGCCTGCTGTTGGCTGGGTGTGTGTACTTGGGATGGCAGGGAACTTCATGGTGATACCGTTTTCTAACTTTGTCCTTGCGCTACTGGAGATACCCGTGAAGATACCTCTGATTGACACTGCAACCATGATGCCTGTGCTTATGGGTATGCTTGGGTTGGGTACGTTGAGGACTTATGAGAAGAAAGTAGGAGTGTCTAAGTAATGGCTCACGCATGGTGGCACGTAGATAATCCTGCTGAGTTCTTTGGAGTCAAAGGAGAACGCAACGCTGAGCAGAAGGCCAGAGTAGCTCGCTTCAGAAAAGAGTGGGGTGATGTCAAAGGCGGTGCTGCGCTCAACGGCTGGATTAATGGTGACTACACGGCAACTCAGCTAGAAAGATACTGGGGAGCAACTAACTTTAATGCACTGGTTGAGTCCACCGCTTATCAAGGAACAATAGGCAGTTACGAAGGAGACTTTGGTGCCTACCTACAACAAGAATGGGACAACTTAGGAAGCTGGTTAGGAGACAACACCGCCCGTGATGGATCTTTAGGTAGTTTGTCTTTATCTCCAACACAGGGCACTGGTGGTCCAAAAGGTGCCGAAAGAGGAGTGACCATAAGCGCTGCAGACTTAGCGCAACAAAACTATTTAAACGCAATGTACGCTGCTGCTGAGCAAGCAAACGTACCAATTACTGTAGATTCTCCAGACGGTGCTGTGTATCAACTAAACGTCGGTCAATTCGATGACGTAGGTTTAGGCGAATACAAGCAAATTAAAGAACCTTATGATGTTCTTGATATTGGCGGTCAAATTATGGGCGCCGTCATTAAGGGTCTTTTGACAGCAGGTGTTACTGGTGAAATAGGATCTGCTATATCTGATGTTTTAAGCTTTGCAGAAAGTTATCAGACCGCTGATGAAGTAGTAGAAAACGTAGGTGTTCTTAGAACTATTGTAGATACTGCAATAGAAAACAGAGACATAGTAGAAGACGTTCTTGGCACTATAAACACTTCTGTTCAGAGTGTTACCCCAGAAGACGTAATAATTCCTGAAGACACCACAGTTAGCTTAGAACCAGACGCTGACTTACTAGGTACTCAAGATCCGTTTGTACAAGTAGAAGAAGGCGGTGATCCTTTCTTTCAACCAGACGTTACGTACCCAGAAACAGACGGAAAAGTAGAAGTAGAAGACGTTGGTTATGAAGTAACTGAACCAGAAGTAACATTTGAAACAGACGACGGTGGCGGTGGTGGCGAAACGTCTACTGTTGAAACCACAGATGAAGCTGTAGATCAAACCACAGATGAAGCTGTAGATCAAACCACAGATGAAGCTATAGATCAAACCACAGATGAAGCTGTAGATCAAACCACAGATGAATCTGTAGATCAAACCACAGATGAAGCTGTAGATGACGCTATTGAAGATGCTATTTCTAGCACCAGCGACTCGGACCTTACGTCTACTACAGACGATCAAGGCGGTGGGCTAGCTGACGAAGCAACAGGAACAGAAGACATACCTTTTGTTGATGTTGGTAACGGGCCGTGGGTGTATATAGGGGAAGGACGTTGGGTTCAAATTGATCCTGATGTTTTTGATCAACCGGGCGTAGTTATTGACAACGGAGACGGTACTTTTAGTGTAGATCCTACAATCTATGAAAACGATGAAAACTGGGTTAGAACAGCAGAAGATCCTAATTGGAACCCAGACAACCCAGAAGTTATTGATGTAGGAATCACCGGAGACCTACGGGGTGGTGCAGGTGAGCCTTATGAGCCTGAAGACCAAACCGTTGAAGAAGAAGGTGTTGATATTTTTGTAGACGTGTTTCCTGAAACCGGAGACGGAACAACACAAACAACTGACACTACAGTAGATACTGACGGCGACAACGTACCTGATGAAAATGACGATCTTCCAGATGACCCTACAGAATCAGTAGACACTGATGATGACGGCATAGGTGACAATTCTGACTCGGATGACGATAATGATGGGGTGCCGGACGACTCTGACGCTAATTCAACTGATCCAAACACTGACGGAACTGAAGATGATGGCGATAGTGCTGTTGATGTTGACGGCGGTAGTACCGGAGGAGACAGTGAGGAAACTCCAGATCCTATTGTAGTTGATCCAGGAGACGGTTCTGGAGATCAAAACGGAGGAGAAGACGACGGTACTGGTCCGGGTACTGGCCCAGATGACGGTACTGGAGATGGAAAAGGCGGTGACGACACACCTGTTGTAGAACCCGTAGCCAAACCAAAAGGTATGCTTGGGCAAGCCGCATTTACTCCGTACAAAGGTGGTGCAATCAGCCCACAGCTTCCTGGTTTTGTAGAAGTAGCGTACCAACCTAAAGACTACATGGCAGAACTCAATAGAATTATTGGTGAAAACAGCATGTTTAAAGGATTAATCTAATGACTTATCTACAGCTAGTCAACAACGTGCTGAGGAGGCTTCGGGAAACAGAAGTTACCTCTGTACAGTCCACATCGTACAGCAAGCTCATTGGTGACATCGTTAATGACGCTAAGAATCTTGTAGAGAACGCTTGGGACTGGTCAGGTCTCAGGACTACTCTTACGATAACTACTACTGCTGACATCTTCAACTACTCACTTACGGGTAGCCAGAACAGCATTAAAGAACTTAACGTGTACAACGACACGTCTAATGTTGTCATGGACTACCAGACAGCTAAATGGTTTGACGATCAGTACATGCTTCAGGATCCTTTGTCAGGCTCACCACGGTACTACACGTATAATGGTGTTGACTCTGGTGGAGATACTCTGATTGACTTGTACCCAAAGCCAGACGGTGTGTACACCATCAGGTTTAACTGTGTGTTACGTAATCCTGACTTAAGTGCTGATGACAGCCAGTTGATTATCCCTTCGATGCCCGTAGTTCACCTTGCGGTAGCACTGGCAGCACGAGAGCGTGGTGAAACTGGAGGCACGTCAGCTGCTGAGTACTTTCAGATTGCTAACGGATACTTGTCCGACGCTATTGCACAGGACGCTAGTAGACATCCAGAAGAAGTTATCTTCTATACACCTTAAGGCGCATTTGTATGGCACAGGAACTCAAAAGCATTAATCTTGTAGCACCAGCGTTCAAAGGCATCAATACTGAAGACTCTCCGCTGGCACAAGATCCGTCTTTTGCTGAAGTTGCTGACAACGCAGTAATTGACAAGCGTGGGCGTATTGCTGCACGTAAAGGCTACAGCCTGCTTACACAAGCTACGTATGAGTACGTTGTAGTAGACGACACCACAGGGTTTGAAGTAGGCGAAACGATTACAGGAGGCACGTCAGGCGCTACAGCAACGATTACAGAAGTGTACAATGGCACTGTGTTACTTATTCAGGACACAAGGTCAGGGACCTTCAGTGCTTCTGAGACGCTTACTGGAGGCACTTCTGCAACAACTGCTACGTACTCCTCTACTCAAACAGGTGCTTCACTTGGGTCTAACCCTATACGTGCCATTAAGGAGTTCAGAGACGACGTAGGTAATATTAAAATCTTTTCGGTAGGTAACAATAAGATCCTTGGCGGTACAACGACTCTTGTAGACGAAACGCCAAGCGCCTACACGATTACTTCTGACGATTGGAAGATGGTAAACTTTAATGACAAGATTTACTTCTTTCAGCGTGGGTACGAGCCTTTGGTGTATGACAGTACGTCCGACGTTGTAGCTAAGCTTAGTACTGTAGCAGGAGCAGCTGGCGTAACCTCAAGCATGTACGGCAACGAAGTGTTAGCTGCGTATGGACGTTTGTGGACTGCTGACTTTGCTTTGGACAAGTCAACGATCTATTGGACTGACCTTTTGATTGGACATGACTGGTCCGGCGGTACGTCAGGATCTATTGACATTTCTAAAGTTTGGCCTGACGGTTTTGACGAAATTGTAGCTCTAGCTGCACATAACAACCTTTTGATTATTTTTGGTAAGCGTAGTATTGTAGTTTATGGTGGCGCTGATGCCCCCGCAACAATGTCTCTAGTAGACACAGTAGCTGGCATTGGTTGCGTAGGTAGGGACACAGTTCAGTACACTGGTTCTGACGTTTTGTTCCTGTCCCAGACTGGACTTAAGAGTTTTGGTAGGACGGTGCAAGAAAAGTCAATGCCTCTGACTACTCTGTCCTCTACGATTACCAAAGATATTATACAACTGATTAACGAAGCTAACGAGCTGTACAAAACAGTGTACCACCCAGAAGAAAACTTCTACTTGCTAACTTTTAACAACCAAAGCATGACTTACTGCTTTGACGTTAGGGGCACAATGGAAAATGGTGCGTACAGAGTAACACGATGGCCTGGAACTATCTTTAAGTGCTACGAAAGCAGAGACAACGGTGACTTACTTATTGGCAGTGTTAGCGGCTTAGGTAGGTACACAGGTTACCAGGACAACGGTAGTTCGTATCCGTTTAAGTACTTTAGTCCTGAGTTATCCTTTGGTGACCCTTCTAGGCTTAAGTTCCTCAAAAAAATCAGACCTACGATTGTAGGCGGTAGTGGTCTTAATATTTTGTTTAAGTGGGACTATGACTTTGGTTCTGCTTACAACTCAGCTTTTATTACACTCAGTAGCCAAGCAACGGCTGAGTTTGGTGTAGACGAGTACAATGTTGGTCAGTTTTCAAGCGGTGTCCTAACGTCAAAAGAAGCGATCAACACAAATGGCAGTGGAAATACTTTAAGTATTGGCCTAGAAGCAGACATTAATGGTGGACAATTATCTTTACAGGAAATAAACATACTTGCGCTGGTAGGTAAAACAATATGAGCAACTACACTAAACTTACTGATTTTGCTGCCAAGGACGCTTTGTCTTCTGGCGATACTAACAAAATCATCAGAGGGACTGAGTTTGAAACTGAGTTTGACAACATTGCTACGTCGATTGCAACTAAAGCAGACACAGCAAGCCCCACGTTTACTGGGACTGTAACCATGGCGGGTATTTCGTTTACTGGTACGTTGTCAACAGGCACGATTGACGGAGGGACGTACTAATGGCTATTGATTGGTCTGATTTATTCGGAAAAATAGGCGGGTACTTTTCCGACAACACATCTACTTTAGGTGCACTTGGTCTTGGCTCAGGTGGCTTAGCTCTTGCTTTAAGAGGCTATGAAGATATTGGAGACGTTGGACAAAAAGGCTATGAAGCTTTGTCCGGCATTAGGGACGAGCAGGGGAATCTTGTTACGCCTGGACTAGCCCAAGAACTGTCAGGGATGCTTCAGTTTCAACCCTATACGGTAACTTCGGCTACTGGCGGTCAGTTTGGTATGACCCAGGACCCAACAACGGGTCAGTTTACGTACAACATGGCGTTGTCTCCTGAAGAACAAAAGTTAGCAACTGACTTACAAACGGGTGCACAGGGGTTAATACCACAGGCTACGACTAGAACTACTGCTTTTGATCCTCTACAGGCAGCAGCTTTAGGACAAGCAGACACTGCACTAACAAGAGCAGGGCAACAAGATCTTGCCATGGCTCTCCAGAGAGCAGGCGTTGGCAATCTCTTTAGTCAGCAGCTGGGTCAAATTGGTCAGCCTACTGGCTTAGAAGGTTTAACAAGTGCTGCACTGACAGGAGGTCAGCAAAGGATTGCAGGGGCAGGACCTAATCAGCAACTTATGGGTCTCTCTGGGCAGTTTGCTGGGCAAGTAGCAGGCCAACTTGGGCAGCAACCTTCGGCTGCTATCGGTAACTTAGCACAACAAGCGTTGGGTTTAGGTGCCCAGGGTCTTGGCGCAGGCTCACCCCAGGACATCGAACAGCTGAGACAGCAGTACGCTGGGCTTGCTGGTGAAGCAGCAGCTGGCATGATGCAGCCCCGTGGTGACCGTGAACAAGAAATTTACCAAAGAATCAGAGCCACACAAACGCCTGAAGAAGAACGCCAGCGTTTAGCACAGGAACAACGACTAGCCTCTCAGGGGCGCTTAGGCGTACGTACGGCACAGTTTGGTGGTACACCTGAGCAGTTTGCTTTGGCTAAGGCTCAGGCAGAAGCTCAGAACCAAGCAGCACTGTCGGCTATACAACAGGCTGGTACAGAGCAGCAACAAGCGTACCAACAAGCGATGGGTCTTGCTGGTCAAACTGGTCAGCTTGCGGGTGCTTCTTCACAGCTACAGTCTGCTGCACAACAAAGGGCTGCACAGCTGTCACAACTTGGGTTGTCAGCAGAACAGATTCAGTCTGCACTGGAAAGCCAAGGTTTGGGGCGTGCTGCACAGTCGGCAGGTTTAGCAGGAGAGTTGGCACAAGCGTCCTCTGGTTTAGAGTCACAGGCTCTCCAGAGAGGCATGGGCTTGAGTCAGTTAGGACTCGCAGGTACACAAGCAGGCGCTGGGTTAGAAGCTCAAAGACTACGACAACTACTGGGTTTACAAGGAGCAGACATTTCTTCTGCCCAGGCCCAACAAGCGTTGCAACAAGGGCAGCTTGGCATGGCTAGTGGTCTTTTTGACATCTCTAGAACTGCTGCTGGCTTGCCTTCTCAGTTACAAGCGGCTGACCTTGCTAATCTTCAGAGCATGATGGCTGCTGGGTACGTACCACAAGCTCAGCTTCTGAACGCACTGCAGCCCGGTATGACTGCTGCTGAACGTCAGCGTCAAGCGCAAGCACAACAGGCACAAACGTACGGACAAACGTACGCTTCTGGCCTTGAGGCTCTGTTACAAGCAGGCTTGGGTCAGGCTAACTTGGCTGGCGGCTTTGGATCAAACATCGCAACTGCAGCCCTTGGTGGCTTACTGACTGGCAGTTAATAGGAGAACATAATGGCTACATTTTCACAA